ACTCGTACGTGACGCTGGCAGACGCTGACGCGTATTTCGAGACGACCCCCGAATCCGCCAACTGGGACGACAAGACCAACGACCAGAAAAACCGCGCTCTGATTTCCGCCACACGCTGGATCGACGCGCTGAGTTTTTACGGCAAGCGCTGCAGCGAGACACAAGCGCTGAAATGGCCCCGCAAGGAATACAAGGTTGACGGAATCGAGCTGGCTTGCACCCTGATTCCTGTCGGCATCGAGGTCGCCACCTACGAACTGGCACGCGCCTTCGCCAACGACACCGATGCCATTACCGGCAGCACCGGCACCACCGGCATCTACGACCAAGTGGAACTAGGCGAACTGAAGGTCAAGTACAAGTCCAGTTCGATGACCCCAGGCGTCATCAACAACGTCTTCGACGTGTACCCCTGGCTGCAGACCTACCTCGGCCCCTACTGCATGGGCGGCGCCACAAACTACGCCGTCCGCCTGTTCCGAGGGTGATATGGGCCTAATCGACACCACCTTCGCCTCAATCCCCACCGCAGTCTTAGCTGACTGGGGCCAAAACATCACGTACATCAAAACCACCACACCCCGCACCTACGACCCCACAACCGGCACCGTTTCTGGTGCAGATACCACTGTGACGGTCAAAGCCGTAATTACACGTGTAAGTCCACGTGAATCCGAAGGCCTGTATCAAACAACCGACCTAAAAGTCATCATTGGTGCCAGCGAGCTTGGCACGTACTACCCAACTGAAGCCGACCGCATCCAGTACACACAGGCTGGAGCAACCCGCGAAGCGAAGATCATCGCCATCACCACCTATCGCGGCGACAACCCGGTTTACCACTCTCTAATCGTGAGGCCCCAATAATGGCACGCCGTCGTGGTCTCTTAAACGAACTGGATCGCTTAGCCGAAAACATTGATCGCATTGCAGTCGCTGGGTTTAGTCGAGGACCAGCTCGTGCCGCGGAAGAAATTGTCGTTGATCTGCAGGAAGCAGGTCCCGTATGGACAGGTAAGTTTTCCAACTCTTGGCAAATAGAAACCAGTGACGGTAGGCGCACTGCAGGTAGTGGTTCAGCAGGCTTGCCGCAACGTGTCCCAGCACCTTTACTTAGTGGCCGGGGTTTTGCTTTTGACGACGTTAAGTACACAATCTCGAACTTCTCGCCGTATGCAGACGAAGCACGTGATCTAGTTGAAGGCTATTTTGAGGACCCAGGCACAACTCCGCTTAAAGAGTACGATCGCGGTACTCGTGTTAGTGGTTATAGGGGTGATCTCGTGGGCGATGACGAAGGCCCGAACCGCAGCACTGCTCCCCTCGACTGGTACACGACCTATTTACGTGGAGGTGCTATAGATAGGCGTATAAGAATCCAGCTTGACGAAGAATTAGGGAGAATCCGGCTATGAATTACCAAGCAATTCGAGCGGCCGTAGAAAACCCGCTACTTTCGGCGTTTGGTGCGTTAGTACCAGCTGTACCTGTGTACTTTGACAACATTACAGCGGTCCCGCCTAACACCACTACTGAGTACGTCCGCGTTAATGTTACTTTCGGTATTACCAACGAACCCACGCTTACCAGCAGCGTGGATAACGCCCGTGGTGCGATTGTTATCCGCGTTTTCACGGAAAAAGGGCGCGGCCCAGCCCGCAACCAAACCTTGCTAACTACAGCGGTAAGTGCACTAGAAACGCTTAACAACACGGCCAAAACAACAAGCGGCGTATTTTTCCGCGTCGGCGAGATCAACGGCCCGACATTTTCAGCGACAGAAGAAGCTCCGCATTTTGTGGGGCGTATAGACACCTCCTACGTTGCAACTGTGCTGTCGTAGGTAATGCTTAGTTACAGGCGCTAACCTGTATTAAGCCGGGCAGTGCCCGCCCAACAACGTTCATTTGGTACGCCCTATGGCCACCACCGTTCTGTCCGGCACGTCCGGCGCTCTCTACTACAAGCCCGCCGGCACGCTCGGCACCTTTGGCGAGTCTGGTGTTTCTGTCGCTGACGACGAAATTACCGTTGCCCCCTACCTGAACTTCAAAGTCGGCGATCCCGTCAAGTTCAGCGTAGTGAACAGCCAAACCGGCGGTTCCGGCACCGGCACCTTGCCTGCCGGCATCTCTGCTGGCACCACCTACTACGTGATTGCCTACACCGCTTCCACCGGTGTGCTGCAAGTTTCCGCCACCGCTGGCGGCGCAAGCATCACCATCACCGACGACGGTACTGCCGCTGCTCCTAACGAGTTCCAAGTGGCCTATGCCGACTACGCCGTTGTCGGACAAGTACGCGACTGGAGCTTTGAAATTAGCCGCGCTGAAATCGACGTTACAACCATCGGTCAAACCCCTGGTCAGTACGTACCTTTCCGCAGCTACATCAGTGGCTTCGGCGATGGCACCGGCACCGCAACGGTCTACATGACCAACGAGGACGCCGCCCTGTCCAACCGCATGATCGAGGACGTGCTCCAGCGCCAACAGACTGGCGCCGCCTTCAAGCTCTACACCGACCGCGTGTTCAGCGGCGGCACCCTGAGCGAAAGCCTGAGCCGCTCGATCGCCTTTGATGCAGTACTGACCTCGGCCAGCCTGAACATCAACCCCGACGACGCCCAATCGGTGACCGTCAACTTCCGCCCTGCTGGCACCCCCACCTTCGACTTCAGCACTTCCGCCTGATAGTCTGCGGGTGCAGCAGGTTCAGCAACCCCGGCCTAACCGCCGGGGTTTTTTATTTCTACTCCGCTACACTATTCCCATACCCAACGAACTGGTATGCCCGTTCCTGTACGCGCAATCGACCGCCTCCGCAAGGCCGCCAACCTGGAGCCGGTCAAAAAAGTAGTAGAGCTGTCCGACGGCAGCACATTTGAAATGTGGGTGGCACCTTTGACGATGGCCGAGCGCGAACGCGCCCAAAAGCAGGCCAAGTCTGACGACGCCAACGCTTTTGCACTCCAACTGCTTATCGCCAAAGCTCTCGATGAATCCGGCTCCAAGCTGTTCAGCGTTGGCGAGGTGGATGTATTGAAAAACGAAGTGAAGGACAAGGATTTGCAAGCTTTGATGCTGGCGATTCTGACCGACGACGCCGAGCCGATCGACCCAAAATCCTGAGCGCCGAACTCCGCAAGGACAACTGGCTCATGCTCCAGTTTGGTGTCGCCAAGGAGCTGGGTCTAACCCTTACAGAAGTTCGGACGACCATGACCGCCGAGGAGTTACTCGGCTGGAGCGCCTACTTCCAAATCCTTAACGAGGACCAGCAGAAGGAGATGGAAAAGGCCAAACGCCGCCGCTAACCCGGCGGCTTTTTTACGCCGTAAACTGAAGTACCAGAGTGTGACGCAGCGCCGTGGCTTACAGAGCTGATATTGAAATTGCGGTACGCGGCGCCCGCGAGTTAAAGGCTCTTCAAAATGAGATAACAAGAACTAGCGACAAAATAAGTCTTTTAGACGGTGAACTGCGTGCAGTAGCTAATCAACTGCCCCGGAGTTTCAGCAACTTGAACAGAATTGTTGCTGAAGCCGCTGAGAATTTTAACAAAGTAGCACTAGGTACTGATGAAGCAGTAACAGCAGCTAGAGATTACATACGAGCTACAGATGAACTAAATGCTGGATTGCGAGAGCGAGCAGGTCTGTTAGCTGAAGTAGCCGCAAACGAACGCAAAATACGTTTAGCGCAATCTGGCATCCGTGAAACTACGCAATATGCTGGACCTATCGGCCCCGGACAAGCATCCGCAGTCGGAACTCTTGCGGGACAAAAATCCCCTGTAGCAGAACGAGTTCAAAGAACAATTCAGGCTAAAAGAGATGAAGCTGATCTTCAAGCGGCTTTATTGCGCCTTGAACAAAAAAGTGCTGACACGTTAAACGAAAAGTTACAGCTTCAGCAAAATCTAGTCCAAGGAACCCGAGAGGTACTTGAACTACTAGCGCAACAAGAACAAAAAGCCCGCTTTTTAGCTGGTAAGTCCGGCACAATGATGCAAGGGCCACTTCCGCCTTTGGCGCAAGCTGGTGCTATGGGCTTTCCGGTTGCACTCTCACAAACTGCTGCCGAAAGAGAAAGCTTGGCACTCAACGCCAAAAAACAACAGATCTTGGAACGTATGGCCGCTACGCGCCAGCAGTTATCAGGACTGGCGGCCAATCTACAGCGCTTGGAACAAAACTCTGTTGTAGCTATAGCGGATGCGGGTAGAGCACAAGAGCGCTTAAATGATGCAAAAGAGCAGGCAGTAAAACTTGCCGAAAGAGAATTAACTATTTCAAAACAAGGTGCGCTTATATCAGGTCGATTTAGTCCTGTCGGCGGTGCAGAAAATATACCAGGATCCCCGGCGGCTATTAGGGCACAAACACGCCGTAGACGTGAAGCTTTAAGTAATGCTGTAATCGGTGGAGCGTTCCCACTTTTGTTTGGGCAGGGAGCCGGCGCAGCGCTAGGCGGCGGTTTAGGTGGTGCAGCCGGTGGTCTTGCAGGAGGTCAGTTCGGATTTGGTTTGTCTCTTGTAGGTACAGCATTAGGTACAACATTTGATCAATTTGTCCAAGGCGCCATTGACGCAGGTAAGGCGCTACAAGACCCCATCACAAACTTCAAGAAGCTTGCCGATGCCGGCCTGATTGCTAGCGGCAGCCAAAAACAGTACATCGAACGTTTAATTGAAGCTGGCCGCGTTACCGAAGCCGCCACGGCTATCCAAGACGAGCTAATTAAAAAGATTGGTGTTGAAGGGGTACGGGATTTACAAAGTGCAGGTGCAGCAAGCGACAAACTTAATAAGGCGCTTGCTGAGTTTTCTTTCCAAGCCCAAGCCGCTATCGCTGGTCCATTAGCTGGATTACTCAGCTGGCTTGCTGATGTAGTTGCAGTAGGTAATCGTGTAAACCGCGAAGCCGCCAGCCAGACGGATATTATGCAAGGCCTTTCGGCGCCAGACAGAAGGGCTTTACAACGAAAAGAACAGCTTATTTTGCAAGGCGCAAATCTGTTCAATGAAGCGCAAAAACGCCAACAGGTAGCGCAGCTATATCAAAGTTATGCAGGACGCGCACAAATCCAGCGCCCTGGTATGTCCGTTGACACCACACCTGAGCTGCAAGCACGCGGTCAAACACAGGAACTAGCCGCACAAGTACAACTTGAAGCCCAAAAATTAAGTCTTATCGGCATGTCAGCTGAGAAAGACGCGCAAGCATACGCGGTTATAGCTAAACGCATCGCACAGCAAGAGTACGAAAATAAGCTGCTTGAAATTAAAAACAGCTGGATTGGAAAAGCTTTTGATGCCGAACGCAATTTACTGCTTATTCGCCAAGCTAATTTGCAATTCGCGGGCAAACTTAAGGAAATTGAGGTTGAACTTAGTCGGGCTAGTGCAAAAGCCGCTGAAGATGCCGAGCGTCAGTACATAACTAGATTGCAAGCAGAGGCTGCTCTCTACAAACAAGCAGAACAAAATTTGCTGTTCCAAGTAAAAATAGGGCAGTACGTAGACGACCAACGCGGCGGAGCAGACGCATTACTTAAAAATTACGGCGCTATTTATGAACAAAGACTTGCCGCGTTTAATACTGAACGCGAAATAGCTCTGATCGAAGCTGCCAGAAACGGCACAACACAACAAACAGTACAACTTTATACCTATAAGCTACAGCTACTTAATGCGGAAGCTGGTTTAGAGCAAGCTATATCCCAGCTGGTACTTGACCGACTAGAACTAGAGAAAAAAGTAAACCTAGAGCGCTCTCGCGTAGATGCTGCTCAACCTTTTGTTGAGTTGCGTCGTGAACAAGAGCTACAGCTAACGGCTAGTCAGTCTTATCTTCGCTTAGTAATGGAAGGGATATTACCTGCCGAAGCCGAACGCATTGTCAACTTTGAGCGTTTAGTTGCACAGCAACTGCAATACAACGCAGATCAAATTAAGGCTGTTGAAACTCAAATTGTATTGACAGAAGCGACTATTACAGAGGCGCAGGCACGTGGTGCGGCAGTAGACAAACTTAAAGAACAATTGGATGTACTTAAAGAACAACGTGCAGTAATAGAAGGACAGGCTGCACAAGGTCCAGGTGAAGGTCCTACTGATGCGCAACGTGCCGCTGATGCACTGGCACAAGTACGCGAAGAGCTTAACCAACTTGCGGATCCAATCAATGCAGCTGTAACCGGCGCTAACGCAATCGGCAGTGCGTTCAGTCAGGCGTTCCAAGGAATTGCCACTGGCACAATGACTGCACAGGAAGCGTTATCTAATTTCTTCAAGAGCATCGGCGAGGCATTTGTTTCGATGGCCGCTGAAATTATCGCCAAGCAACTGGTGATGATTACGCTCCAAACAATCCTCAAGGCACTTGGCGCTGTTCCTGGCGGGGGTGGTGGTAGCGGCGGAGGAATTTCTGACATTGGAAACTGGCAACAATATGCCTTTGATGGTCCGGGCGTACCGTTTACTCCACCAGCAGCGTTTGCCGAAGGAGGTTTCGTCACCGGTCCCACTCGCGCACTAATAGGCGAAGGGGGCGAACCGGAATATGTCATCCCGCAGTCCAAAATGTCGGCCGCAATGTCCCGCTATTCGCGTGGCGCCCGCGGTGAATCGGTCATCCCAAGCAGCGGCACAAGTACAGAATCCGCAGGCGGCACCGCAGTCGCAACCGCACCGATTGACGTGCGCTACAGCGTCGAACGCATCAACCAAGTGGATTACGTCACCGCCGATCAGTTCCAGGCTGGTATGCGGCAAGCCGCTCAGCAGGGCGCTAGACAAGGTGAACAACTTGCTATTCGTCGCCTGCAACAGTCAGCATCAACCCGCAACCGCGTTGGCATCTGATGGACACCACCTATTCACTGGCGCATTACTTGAACATTCGCTCGCCTGATAGCGGCATAATTTATCGTTTCCAAAATTTTTACATCGGTGAAGACGCCTATTTCACCAACATCACAACCGGCGAAGTCAATACATTCGGCTTTTTGCCGTTCGGCTTTAGCGGCGTTACTGTCACCAAGGCAGCGGACAACGAACCGGCGACGCTGTTGTTTCCAAATAATTCACTAACGCGAGGCTGGATCGAAACTGCTGTGCGTGATTACTGGGTCTGCAATGTCCGCACCGTGCTGGTCAACCCTGACGACAAGACAGATTACAGACTGCTATCTAGGTACTTTTCGCAGATTGTTGCCGCCAGTTGGGATTCCAGCGCGGTAAAACTGGAGTTGGCTTCTGTCTTGGATGCGGTCGGCGTTGATTTGCCACGCAAGCGTTTGACTCAGCAGTTAGTCGGCAGTTTGCCTGTAACCAGCAGCGTTCGTTTCTGATGCTGGATTTGATTGGGATGCCGTATGAACTGGGCGCCGATCCCAGTAGCGGCAAGACCGATTGCATCCGATTGGTCTATGAAGTCCGAAACCGCTTGGGACTAAGCAGCCCACCGCTTGACCCTGCTTGGTATAGCGGCAACAAAACCAGTGTTTTACGGGCACTGCTGACGTGGGGTACACAAGTACAAGAGCCTCTGTACGATGGTGATGTGGCTCTAGCGTCACAAAACGATTGGGCTTTCGGTGTCGCATGGCAATCGGGGATTCTGCGAATCAGCAAGCTTTCGAAGGCGGTCGCATGGTCCCCTATCGCCAGCCTGCAGGGGCACTGCCGCTACTTCCGTGGGAAAAGCAGCTAATTGCTGCACTGGATTGCAGTGAAGACGAGTATCGGCAGTTTGTGCGTTACATGCACACACGCGCAACTGTTAGGCCTGCTGAATACGCGCATATACCGGACGTTCAAAATACAGGCGCTGAAATTATTGCCATTATCAGCCTCGTTGTTGGCTTAGCCAGTACTGCGGCTTCATTTCTTCTTGCTCCTAAACCAGCTCAGCTATCAGCAGCAGATGAGGCTAAGTTTCGCAAACTGCGCAACGTAACAGGCCGTCAAAGTTTTGCGCCCACCTTTGGTTTTAGCTCCCAACAGCAGTTGGCGGAGTATGGCACACCTGTGCCGATTGTTTTTACTAAGCAAGAATTTCGCACTGATGATCTAGGCGAGCAGTATTACTCAGGCGGCATTCTGATCTCACCGCTGCTTGTCTGGAGCCGCATCAAAAGCTTTGGCAGCCATCAGGTCATCGAGCTGCAGATGGTTGCCGGTCAGGCACCGATGGAACGTGCAGATATTGCTGGCATTTTCATCGGCAACAACACGCTCGATGCAATGCACGATGAAAGCTACCAGTTTTATTACA